AACATCATATCAATGTTAGGTATTATAAAGTTATGGCAAGACAGAAGTGTAGAAGCTAATAAGCCTAACAAAGAACTAGACCAACTATCATTAATCTCACTAGAGATAGTAGATTACTTTGAGGGTATGGAAAGAGAGATAGAGGATTTAAAAACTCAGAACTATCTAATGTTAAAAGAAAAGAACAACATAATATTAAACTTAAAAGGAGATGAAGGAATCTAAATTTGACAATTTTATTAAAGTGGTAGTAATAACTAATCTTTTGCTACTTATGTTTATGTCGTCAGCTAAAGCTCAAGATAATACTGTTTTTAATCTAGGTATTGGTGACGATAAGTATATGCATTTTGCAGCAGGTACAGGAGTATCAATGTTAGCAGGATGTTTATTCCACGATGCAACAAGAGACCTTAACCGTTCAATTAAATTTGCAGCAGCATCAGGAATAGGAGCAGGTCTGTTTAAAGAGCTGTACGACTCTAGAAAAGGTGGTTCAGGGTTTGATACACCTGACTTATTATTTACTGCAGCAGGAGCTGTATTAGGAACATATTTAACACATATAATTAATAAACCAAGAAAAAGAAGAAGATAATGAATAGTTACGATAAATACGCAGAAATGAACGAAGACGGAAATGTAAATTACACAGACGCATACGATGTTGTGTCTGATAGCTCAGATATTAGCAAGGCTCAGGATAGAAAAAATACACCTGTATTTAGTGGGGTGTTAAAATACTTTCCTAACGCACTTAAACACGTTGCAAAGTGTTCTAAGGCAGGTAACGACCAACATCATCCTGACAAACCATTACATTGGGATATGTCTAAAAGCAAAGATGAGTATGACGCTTTAACAAGACACTTAATCGACCACACTATTAACCCTATGGATGACGATGGTATATTGCATTTAGCAAAAGTAGCTTGGAGAGCTTTAGCAGGATTAGAAAGACATTTAACTAATAAACAATAATATGATAGATATACTAATAGGATTTGGATTACTTCCTTTACTTATATTCGCTAACTACGTTGTTATAAACTTATGTAAGTTATTTCCTAAATACATATTAGGAATGAGTGGAGTTATGATAGGACTAGATTCTTTACTAACGCTAGGATATACTTTTACAGCTAAAGTATTTATAGACAGTATTAACCTTATGATATTTGGAGTAGGTATGTCTATATTTTTAGCTCTAGTTCATAAAGTAGTAGTTATGATGAGAACTTTTAAGTATATGTTTAAACACGAAATAGGTAATTAATATGATAGCAATATTTGATATAGATAGTTTGATATATGAGGCTTGTTATGGTGCTATAGACTTTGATGATGCTACAGAGAGTTTTTGGAGCAGATATAATGACGCAGAGTACCACTTACAAATGAAGTATAATAATTTAGAGATGATTCCTGTAGGATTCTGTAGAAACAACTACCGTAAAGTAGTTGATTCTAATTATAAGATGAATAGAGCAGGAACTCCTAAGCCTGAGCATTTTGACGAGTTAGTTCAGCACGTTAAAGACAACTTAGATGTTCAAATGAGAAGAGGTATTGAGACTGACGATTTAGTAGCTAAATTTCATAAACATTTAGGTCCTGATAAGTCTATAATAGTTTCTGTGGATAAAGACTATAAGCAATTTCAAGGAACTATGTTTAACTATAGAAAGAGAGAGTTTGATTACACTTCTAAAGAAGAAGCTCTTTATAACTTTTGGGAGCAGATGGTTGTTGGCGACAGAGCTGATAATGTTTTGGTGTGTAAAGGTTATGGTGCTAAGTGGTGTGAAAAGAATCTTAAAGGTAAGAGCGAGTTTGGTATGATGAGAGTTGTTTTAAGCTTGTATAAAGAACTTTATAAGAGCAAAGGTCGTGAGAAGTTAATCAAGACTTATCTGCTTCTTAAACTTAATGTATTTTAATATGGATTTTTATAAAGGAGACACAATAGAAGAAAGGATAGATAATGCGTTCACAATGTTTTATTTTAATCTAATGTCAAAAGATTATACGATAGAGTATTGTGAGCGTGAACTCACTAAGCAAGTAGGTTTAGAGGAGTATGAGATAGCTGAAGGCATAAAGAAAGCTATAGCTTTTTATATAAATAACCCAAAAGACTTGTATATATAAAATAATTTTCGTATGTTTGCAGAACAATAACTAAAACAATATAAAGATGGGAAGACCAAAGACACAGAATTACAGAAAAGAGTTGAATGATATTTATATATTTATAAACAATCATTTTAAAGTTGATATAGCGGACAAAAACAGGTCTAATCATTATGTATCGTTAAGAGCTTTGTACTATAGAATAGCTTCTGAAACTACGTTAGCAACTTATGACGCTATATCTGAAATAGTTAATAGAGACCACTCTACTTTTATACACGCTAAGGCTAACTTGTTTGAGTATATAATGAGAAATCCTGATGTAAAAGACGCTTACAACGTTTACTTTGGTATAGAGGTTCAGGAACTTAATCACGTTACTATGACTAAACTAAGAGAAATAGTAGAAGAGAAGAAAGAAAATAATAATAATATAGTTCTTACTAAAAATGAAATAGCTTATAGAAAGTTAACAGACTCTCAAAAGTCTGTTTACGATGAAAGAGTTTCGTTGATACTAAAGAGCTTTGGATGGAAAGAATATAACAGCACCTTTGAAACAATAGAGGTGGGAATAAGCAGTAATTAATATGGATTTACAAGACAAAATAACAGCAGCATTAATACTCTTTATAATAGCCTTAACATTGTTAGGCTGTGTACCTGAGTGTGACGAAACAACAGAAGTATATAACAACGATTACGAAGTGATTGGTTGGGAATGTGTAACTTATAATAACTAAAGATATGAAATTTGATTTAAATTATGTAGATTGTATTGAGCTAGATGGTATTGATACGTCTGATTACCCTGATTTCTGTGATGCATTTATTTGCTATGCAGAATACAAAGGTGTAGAAATGACAGGAGAAGAGTTAAACGAGCTTAACGATGTAGAAGGCTTTGTTTATGATTGTGTAATAAACGAATTGTTTTAATGGCACAGACTGTAAAACAGAGTTGGATAGAGATAGGAGTTAACACTATAGTTGGCTTTATCTTGTCCGTAGGAATACAGATGATTATATATCCTTTAATGGATATACCTGTAACAATGGGAGAGAATATATCTATAACATTAATATTTATGGCTGTAGGTATAACTAGAAGTTTCCTTATAAGAAGAGTTTTTAATAGATTTACTAAATAATATATGGCTAAAAAAGTTAGTACTGATTATCTGTTTGATACGGATTTAATAGACGCAATAAGAGACTGTTGGGATAGGGGAATATACTTCTATCCTGTTGTCGTTGAAGGACAATCTAAAGCTCTTAAAGTTATACCTAAGGTTAAAATACAGTTTAAACAGGGTAGAAACATAAGGACAGGAGATGTTTTGTATAATCAAGGAGATGAGTTGTACGAAAAGATTAGAGAGTTATACTTACATAAGTATGCTCAGGTGAACAAAAAGGCTTAATGCTTATTATATAGTATGAATAACAACAATAAAAGACCCAATGATGGGAGACGAAGTAACAAGCGTAAGGTAAGAGTTAAAGTTATACCTGACAAGAACTTACCTGCACCTATAGTTACTAAAGCAAAGAAAGATAGAGCTAAAAGCTTGTCTAGTAAAGCTATTAAAAATATATTTGGCTCAGAAGATGGTATATGGGATAAGTTAGCTGAGATGGCTATGGAAGGCAATATGAAAGCTATGGAGAAGATAATGGAGTATCAATATGGTAAGTCAGGAGAACGTAAAGAAGAAAGACAGGCTACTACTAAAGCTCCTGTTATTCAATTTAACGTGCCACAACCTAAAGAAGATACTCTAGACATAACACACGAAGAAGAATGAGCAAAGTAACTCTAAATCCTAAATACATTCCTTTATTTGAGGGAACTACTAGGTACTATATAATCACAGGAGGTCGTGGTTCAGGTAAGTCTTATGGCGTTGGTTTGTTTTTAAATAATCTAACTTATGGAAAGCACCACAAAGTGCTTTTCACTCGTTATACAATGTCTTCAGCTCATACTTCTATTATACCTGAGTTTGTTGAGAAGATTGAAACAATGAGCATACACGATGATTTTAGGGTTAATAAAGCTGAGATAATCAACGTAACTACAGAATCATCTATTATATTTAAAGGGATTAAGACTGCGTCAGGTAATCAGACAGCAGCCTTAAAGTCTTTAGCAGGTGTTAGTACATTTGTTGTTGATGAAGCAGAGGAGCTTAATGATGAAGACACTTTTGATAAGATTGACTTATCTGTACGTAGTAAGAAAGTACAGAATAGAGTTATACTTATACTTAACCCTGCCACTAAAGAGCATTGGATATATAAAAGGTTCTTTCAGGATGCAGGAGTAGAAGCAGGATTTAACGGTGTCAAAGGCAACGTAACGTACATTCATACGACTTATAAGGATAACAAAGAGAACTTACCTGATAGTTTCTTAGA